TGCTTAGAGTATGCCGGAATAAGAGAACGAAATGGATAAAAATTTAGAATATAAGTTATCGCTCAAAGATTTATTCAGTAAAACAATGAATAATGCCGCTAATTCCACTTCAAAAATGGATAGCAAAATGAGTGCTCTAAATAGTAAGATAGCAAATACTTTAGGAGGTGTTGCTTTGGGTGCCGGTGTTGTTTCTTTTGGTAAAGCTGTTGTTGATTCTTTAAAAAATTACGAATACTTTAGCGCAAGTTTAAAAACTTTATTACATGGTGATGCAAACGCTGCAAAAGCCTTGCAAGGTCAATTAGTTACATTAGCAAAAACAACTCCTTTTCAATTAACAGAGGTTCAAGACGCAAGTAAGCAGTTAATGGCTTATGGTTTTAAAGCAGGTGATGTTGTTAAAACTATGCGCACTTTAGGCGATGTTAGTTCGGGTATTGGTGCACCATTAGGAGATATTGCTTATTTATATGGCACATTAAAAACTTCCGGACGTGTTACATTAATGGATTTACGACAGTTTGCTGGTCGTGGTATTCCTATTTACGAAACATTAGCGAAAAGATTAAAAGTTACTTCGGCAGAAATTGGTAAAATGGCTACAGCCGGCAAAATTTCTTTTAAAGAAATTGAAGGCGCTTTTAGCGATATGACAAAAGAAGGCGGTCAGTTCTTTAATTTAATGGCCGATCAATCAAAAACTGTAGGTGGCCGTTTGTCTAATATGGCTGACACATGGGAGCAGATCAAAGTTAATATTGGTAAATCTCAAACTGGATTAATTGGAAGTACTGTTAGTTGGGCTGATTCAATGCTCAATAAAATAAATGATGTTATAGCCGGAGCAAATAGAATGGATGAGGCGTTTAAAAAATCAGGTGCGCAAGGTTATTCAATGATGGAAAATTTTAATAATTTTCTTTTTGGTGGCACTCAAAATGATTTTATAAATAAAAACTTTACAGGTGGTAAGGGTAAAATGGAAATGTTAGAGCGATCAACTCAAAATATGTACGTTAAGCCCGCAGGAAGGGATAAACTTTCTGCTTTAACTAGTGATGCTCAGTTAAAAAGATTAAAAGTAAGTTACGGTAAAGCATTTGCGAATAAAGAAATAGACAAAAATGAATACCAAAGAAGTATGGGTATTTTTGATTTAGCTTTAGCAGAAATAGCCGGTAACTTAAAAAATTTTAGCAGCAAAGAAGGCTTGGCCGCAACTGCTGGCGGTGGAACTGATGCGAATGGTGATCCTAAAAATGGTAAATCTAGTAAATCATTAGGAACCGGAACAGAGGTAACAGGAAACAGGCCGCAAAGCCTAAATATAACCATTAATGATGGCTTAGTTAAAGAAATGACTATAAGCACTACTAATATGAGCGAAGGATCACAACAGATTAAAGAAATGGTAAGCAAGGCATTATTAGAGGCCGTAAACGATGTTAATTTAATGGAAAGATAATGAATAAAGCGTATATAATGCCGTTGAATGTATTAAAAAACGGTACAAAGCAAATAGTATTAGGAGCTGGTTTATCATTGCTTAAACCTAAGTTTTTTAATGTTGACGTTACAACAGCAGCAAACGAAAACACAGGTATTGAGGAATGGGATAAAAAATCATTACTTGGTACTCCTATTTACGATATAGTTACTTTTGCAGCTCACTCTTATGTAGATGAATTAGGGCAAACAATTAATAATTCAAAATTAGATTTAGATATTGCTTTAATTGAAGTTAACAAGCCTAGAAATATTGTAAGAACTGTTATTGCTGGCCGAAGTGGAACTATTAAAGAATATATGAGTGATGGTGATTATGAAATTTCAATTTCAGGCACCCTAACAAATACATTAGCTTTTTCTTCTCCGGACATAGCAATTAGAGCTTTTGATGCTATTACAAAAACTCCGCAGGAATTAAAGGTAGAGAGTAATTTTTTGAATTATTTTAATATCTTTAATATTGTTATTGTAAGTTCAAAAATTAAGCAAAGAGAAGGCGCGCGCAATATAGTTGAATATGAGTTAACCTGTATTAGCGATACTCCTTTTGAAATAAGAAGTGAAGACGAAGATAAAGGAAATATATCAACTTCAAGACCGATGTTTTAATGCTTAGGGCTATTTTAAATATAACATTTACTAAATTATCAGGCGATAGTATTACTTTTAATTTCTGTAACTCCATTGAAACAGATGAGAGTTATGAGAATTTAACCGATACAGCTAAAATAATTCTACCTTATAAACTTTCGATGAAAGGGTTAAATGTATTTGCCGGTACTGATCCGATATTTAAGCGCGGAGATAAAGTAAGCATTTCTACAGGTTACTACCCTAATTTGGTAAACATTTTTAATGGCTATGTTAAAACTATTAGTTCAAATGTTCCCGTTGAGGTTGAGTGCGAAGATGAAATGTACATTTTAAAGCAATACACATTAAATTATCCGGACAAAAAAGGAGATTTATTTTTAAGGCTAAAAGAAGGTTTTACACTTAGGCCAAAAGTTATAAAAGATAATTTAACTTTAAGAGAGTTACTAAACAATATAATTCCGGATGCTGTTTCGCTTGGTGAAATTGCAGATACAGAAATAGGATCATTTAGAATAAGTAATGCTAGTCCTGCAATGGTTTTAGATAAAATAAAATCAGATTTTGGCTTATATTCTTACTTTAAAGATGGTAAATTAAATGTAGGCTTTGCAAATAATGCGGCCAGTACAAATGAAGCTACGCTTGAAATGGAAAAGCAGGTTATTAATAGTGAAGATTTAGATTATCAGATTAAAGACGATATAAAAGTTAAGGTAAAAGCTGTTAGTATAATGCCCGATAATTCTAAAATAGAAATAGAGGTTGGCGATCAGGATGGAGAGCAAAAAACAATTCATGCTCAAAACTTAAATACAAAAGCCTTAACTGAGTTTGCTGAAAAGTGGATTGATGAGTTTAAATACACCGGCTTTAAAGGAGATTTAGAAACATTTGGAGAGCCCTATTTAAGGCATGGTGATAGAGTAAAAATAATTAGCAAAAGATATCCGGAAAAGAACGGCACATATTTAATTAAGAGAGTTAAGCGCAAATTAAGCGCAGACGTAGGGGTAAGACAAATATTTACATTAGGTGTAAAAGTAGCATAATGACACAAATTAGGGATGCAATAAAAAAAATAGCAAAGCCAAACAATGATGGTTACTCGGTTTTATGTACTGTAGATTCTGTAGATTTACTTACATTAACTTGTTACTGCATACCTATTAATGGAGAAGGAGATATACAAGGCGTTAAACTAATGGCCAATGTAGAAAATGGTTTTACTATTATTCCTAAAGTAAACAGTAAAGTATTAGTTTCTTTTTTATCAGATCAAGTTGGTTTTGTTTCAATGTTTAGCGGTATTTCAGAGATACGATTAAATGGAGTAGTAAACGGAGGCCTTATTAAAATTGATAATCTTAAAACTCAATACGATGCAAATGTTGCTGCTATAAAGGCAGCGTGTGTTGCTGGTTTTACTGCTTTAAGCGCATTAGATAGCGGTGCAAGTTTGTCTGCATTTAACGCGTCTGCTACTGCTATTTTAAACTTAAATAAAACTACATTAGAAAATACAACTGTAAAGCATGGAAATGGTTAAAGATATAATTTTAGATGATTTAGGCGATCTTTTGTTTGATAACGGAGATTTTAAAATTGCAGACAGCGATCAACAACATTGCGTTTTGATAATAAACACATTTGCTGGCAATTGGAAACAAGCTCCTTTGTGCGGTGTTGGTATAATGCAGTATTTGGCTTCTTCCGGACAAACTGCGACTTTAAAAAGAAGTATAAACGTACAATTAAAAGCAGATGGTTATATTAATACAGAGGTTGTTTTAAAAGAAAATAGCTCAGGTCAATATGACTACTATTTAACAGCGGAAAGGCCATGACTATAAAAGTTGATAGCTCCCAAACAATTTACGATATATGCTTAATTGCGTATGGTGATGCTAGCATGACCTATAAATTAATTGCAGAAAATCCAACTTTAATAACAAGTGTACTAAGCAATTTAACAGGATTAACTTTAAATTATACACCATTAGCTTACTCATATACTCAAAAAGAGGCTTCGTTAACGGTAGTAGAATCTCAAAAAAATGTTACAATACAAAGCACTCAAACTCTATTTGATGTAGCTTTGCAATATTACGGAAGTGCTGAAAAAGTTTATCAATTAATAGCTGAAAACCCTACTATAATAGGAATTTTAGATACTGATTATACAAATAAAACATTAAATTATACTGAAAATAAAACAAAAGTTCCTTCATTCTTTAAAAATAACGAAATTATAGTTTCAACTAGAAAAGAAATTACAATACCGGTAATACCTTCTTATTTTTTCTTATTAAAAGAAGATGGATTTTATTTACTAAAAGAAGATGGATTTAAAATAATACTAGAATAAATGGCAGATCAAAAATTATCAGTGTTACCAGTTGCAACAACACCAAATGGAACGGAGTTAATATACTTAGTTCAAGGTGGCGTTTCTAAGCAGTCAACTGTTTCTGCAATTGCATCAACTCCAACGCTTCAACAAGTTTTAACCGCTGGCTCAACTTTAGTAGGTAATAATACAGCAACAGGATTAAGTGATTTAACACTCGGAACAAATAAAGCAGGGATTTATACTAGCACAATAAAAACAAGTGCCTCAACTATTTTACACACTTCTTATGATGGAGTTGATACTGGACTATTTACACAAACAGCAACTAATAATACATTTACAAAAAACGTAACTGCTTTATCTTTTACTAAAAGTGGTGGAACTTCATCACAGTTTTTAAAAGCAGATGGTAGTGTTGATAGTTCAACTTATTTAACTACATTAGGAACGGCAGCGACTTCACTAACAACAACAGGTTCAAGTGGGGCATCTACGTTAATTGCAAACGTTTTAAACGTTCCAAATTACACTTTAGCAGGATTAGGCGGTACAACTTTAGCGGCTGTTAACGCTCAAAATTTAAGCGTATTTGCAGCAACAACTTCATCTCAATTAGCAGGTGTAATAAGCGACGAAACAGGAACAGGC